TTTAAATTGAAACAATAGAAACTAATAGAAACAATGGAATCGCTTAGCGTAAATATACGCAAAAGACAGCCTAATGAAGAGGCAATCCAAAAGTTAATAACCGCACAACATGCGAAGAAACTCGATGAGGCATATAATAGAGCACTTGAAGTGCAATATGACCTTAACGAAAGCGATTTCGATACTGTCGCAAATATTTTTGCGCCACGTGTGATCACTGTGGCGGCAAATGCTAGAGTACATCCACATCCTGTACCAGCGATATTACAAAATTACGCATACTCTGAATCAAGAGAATACGCGAAAAATTTCAGAAATAGTGTAGATATTGGTGGCACACCGCTCAGAACACCAAGAAATCACCACATTTGCGCAAAAGTTGCAGGCACATTGAGAACAAGTGCAAGATATCTCAACGCAGCATTAATTCATCGTGGCCATGGCCATAAAGGCTTTATAGACCATGCTTTATATAACACACCATATACGTGTGGAAAAGGTGCTGAATTGTGCAAGGTGATTGGAGAATACGCATATATGATCAATGTGTATGATGTACCAATTGAAACAATACCACTAATAATGTCACAGCATAAAACATTAGTTTTAGATGTGTGGATGTTTCTGCCTAATTGCTTATATGATCCAAAATTTAAATCAGATGAGACATTTTATAAGTGCAATTATATACCCACTAAAGGAACAAACTGGTGGGAAGCAGGCTTATTGCGCCCGCGCATGAAAACCGATAAAATTCAATTTGCACTCTTAGATCAAAGCGCAGTATATGAACATAGTTATACAGAATGGCGAAAATATATGTTCACTACAAGTTTAAATGCAGGTGATCACAGCATATTTGTAGAACATATTGGCAATAAACTACACACATTTCAACGGATTAGATTCACACGTGTAGAAGATGTTGATAACAGATTGTATTATCGACAACTAACCTTACCTAATGATTATGGCATGATAATGGTACCTAACGTGCTCACGTATCTAAAACAAGGCCACTATGATAATATGTATCGTTATTGTTACATTGCCGACCATCGCTTTGTTAACGACGCTTATAAATATTGGAACAGACAACCAGATCATGGCTTTAACGCAAGCAATTTTTATTCTTACATGGATGGTAAATCAGCATCCGTATATTATCAAGCAGGCGGAACCAACACATTCGTTTATCGTGGCGTAGATCAGCAAAATAAAGATTACGTTGGGTTGTTGACCAGCTTATATATTTTGGGTATGTTATCGCGTGAAAAGCAAACCAAATTCATCGGCAAATTCATCAATATCAGTCAAAAAGAAGACGGTACTTTGGTGGATCGAATAGTGCACGCCATACGTAAGAAATTATATAAAGTTAAAGAAGAAACATCGAAATTTATACGCCAAGAAACTGATTATGATTATGAACAACGTATTCAAACAATCGATGAAACTTACATTAAAAATTTAGAAGTAAAAAAAATTGAAATGCCTATAGTGGGAAAAATTATCACACTTAATTACCATTATGGGCGTAGAGGTTATACATCAATCACTTGCCATGAAACACCAGACGATGTGAAAGATGTTGAAAAATGCAAGCCTCCATTTATCGAAGATATAGAAATCAGAACAGATGATTATGTAGAATCGACAAGTGGATGCTTGACACAGAAATTGATATTCGACCCACCTAGTGATGGTGCATGTGGTAGGCATGCAATCGAATATTTTACAGGAAAAACCGATGATAATGATACATGGCACAACGCCGATCAACTAGGCCAACTTGCAAAGAGTAAAGGCTGGAACTTGATCGCACACCATGGTCGCACAGTCACAAAATATCAACATCATCGTTTCGCACCTACTTGTCGCGTTAGCTTACAAGGCAACCATTGGATTGCAGTCAATTGTGAGTGCAGTTTTTACAATTATTATATTGGCGCTTATAAAGATATACCAATCAATAACGCGAACACATACATCAACTGCGCAAATGAAAAATGCACTGATAGTGCAGGCCAAGCAGCAGATTTTGCACACATGTTCCCAGCATACAAAGAAAAATTGAGTTTACCGATAGATAAATGTCAACATGTTAAACATATCGGACACAATCTAATTATTGCAGTTGCTAACAATGAACGTGCTAACAAAGATAAGAAACGAACGAAAGAGCATTATAACACAATTGCAAAAATCATAAACGAAAACGTACACGGAGCAATTTATTTGCCGATGATCGGTACATCAATTTTTGGTTGTGATTTGTGTTGTTTCAAAGCAATGTGCATGCAGTTACATGATTCTATACCAATTATCATGTGCTTTTTCGACGATAAACAGCGTGTGCTTTTTGACAACACGAGATTATGCACACATGGCGGTTACAATAAAATTTTTGCAACATCAAATCCAACTTTCATTTCTGGTGGCTATGATCCAAAAGATTATGACTGGATCACCCCCAACAAAAGTAGTGACCATATGAAAACAAAATTCACTGATTTGGAAAAATGGATTATTGATAATAAACCGAACATACAACATATCGTTGATATAGCTAGTGCACCAGGTGCTTTCGTCAGTGCAAAACACGTTATCAAATATACACCAATGCATTATATTGGACCGGGCAATTTCAGAAAAAATCATGCATATCCAGCAGAAGAGTGGATGACAGAAAAAGTGCTAAATCTAAAACTTGATAGATTGCTAGATCAAACAACATGCATATTGTGGGATTGCCCCATCAGCTATAACTATAATTTACATACCTCCATGCTAGAAAAAGTTCGAAAATTAGATTGTTTATATATCACTAAATCAAATGATTATGATAAAACAACTGACAAAACAAACTATACAGGCATAGAAGTGACAGTTATTCGTAACGAAGGTTCGAGTGATAGCAGCTCAGAGTGGTATATGATTTGTAGTAAAACATCAATAATTGATGTGCCTATAATAGTGCAAATAGGAGAAATCAGCAAAGAAATTGATAAAATCGTATTGGCTAAACAAGATAGTAAAATCTGCACTTGTAAAAATTCGTTGGTTTTACCACCTGATGACATTGAATTCACCATCACCAAAAACTTATTGGATAATTTCATTTTGTATATGAAGGATGACATTATATGTCAGAAAGAGCAAGCCGTATATGAATTTATCAAATCAGCAAAAATTACAGGTTATTACAAAATACCAGTTAATAATGGTATTGCGGGCAGTAGAAAAACACGCAACATTTTGGTCAACAGCTGTAGTGCTTGTACAATTATCATAGCACCGTATCGACGTATTGTTGAAGATATTAATGCTACGACATGTAACGCGGCAATCACATACATCAAAGCACTTAAACTTCTGATGCGTAGGAAATATAAACAAGTCGTCATTGACGAGATATACAGCACTAATCCTATATTTATTGGATTGTATCAATACTTGCAACCACATGCACAAATCATTGCAATGGGTGATCCATATCAAATACCTTGTAGAGATTTTGAAAATTGCATGCCACAAATAAAAATTAATATGGCAAACTATAACACAGTTAGCTATAGAATAATACCAGCAGTGGCGTCATTGTTAAATAGCAGTGGTTTCAATTGCAGTACAAAGAACAACGTCGGTGACAATCGTATTGTTGGCATATCAGGTGATATCGCAAGCAAATTTAAACCAGTTTGCAAAGATTATGTAATTATATGCCACACACAGGATATGAAAACAAACCTTACAAAGATTTTTCCAGATAACCAGATAATAACATCTGCAGAAAGTCAAGGCAAAACGTATAAGAACGTCGCAATATATTGTGACGATGCATTTACATTGACAAGTGATATCCATAGTTACATCTATGTAGCTTTGTCTAGATCAGAACAAAAAATTTATTTGCTCACTGAAAGCGACTCAATTAAACGATATTTAGATGAATTACATAAATTAATTAACATGGTGCCGAATCCAGTTGCAAAACCGCCGAGATGCGAACCAACAACGTTTGAATCAGATAGCCCAGTTTATGATATCAGAACAGTGCATGCGAGCAAATTTGACCCAGAAGATTTAGTTAGAGGTTTGCAAGAGCCAGATAGGTTGATGGTTGATGAACATCAAATCATTAACAAAAGACAAAACAATAACATCAGCACGTTGATAATCAATGGAGATCATGTTATCAACGACCACACATCAGGTACTGCAGTCGAACGTGCAATGGAATTTGCCGGGGTTATATCAGCTAGCGATGTCGCAACTAAACAAACTGAAAAAGAACGTGATACAGCAGAACCACTCCGTGTTTATACTAAAGAGCAAGTAGATATCACAGCGGTGGAAGATATTTTAAGAAAAATATTTAGGCCAACGAATGAAGGTTTTGGCATTGTAACTGTATCTTACGTCACAAACATCCTTAGAGAAAATAAATCTGGCCTTAAAATGTCGATAGATCAAAGAGCGATTGAGACCCGTGACGTGCAAATTCAAGGTGCGCGAATGTGTAACGCTCAGTTTGTAGTGCAACAGTGCGGCAAAAGCACAGGCCAAACTTTAGATTGTATTTTAGAACGTTATATGGCAGCACCAAATGCGCAACGGAAACAAACAGCAAACTTATATTTGGAAGGATTAAGTAAATGGGTGAGTGTTGAATTCTTTAATCAGAAACAGCAAACAAGTACAACTCTGTATCACAGCACACTACACTATCTCAAAAATTTACAAACAAAAATATCACTTAATGGAAAAAGAGCGGAAGATATTAGAAGATCATCTGAGAAACTAAGATATACCCGCGAGAGTAGAATACCGTTAAGTGATGATGAGTTTAAAAAGATTAAATTCGAAGGCAGGAAAATCATTGAAGCACCAAACAAAATCATGGTGGGTAGATATCTCATAGCAATCAACGATAAAACAAAGATGCACAGTGATGAACATGTTAAGAGCGTCATAGTATCTGATAAAGATATCTTTGATACAATTGATTCGTTTTGTGAAAATCCAGACAACATTAAATCAGTGATTGATTGCATTAGTGATAAAAACATCTCAGCAGCATCAGTTGAAGAAAGCATTAGCGTTATACAACAACGTTTGGATACACTGCTTGCGCGTGATTACACCGAAGATAGTCATTCAATGAAAGCATATCGTGAATTAGCCATGGAATGGTACGAACCAATGCAAAGCAATATCAACTTTCATCTTAAAAATCAACCAAAAGAGATTAGAAAAGATGGTTATGATACAACAAACAAAGTCGGTCAAGGTGTGTCAGCATGGAGTAAAATGCTCAATTGCATTTTAGCCAGCATAGAAAATGCATTTGAAGGAGAGTTTAGTAATGCAGTTAATAGCAATGTGCTGTTAGCACTGGATCGTTCAGACAAAGATCTATCTCATTGGTTCAAACCATATTTGCACCTATATAATGATCGAACAATCGTAAAAACCGACGCAGATCATACACAATTTGATTGCACTCAAGGACCAGGCTTGGCAGTGCTACAATCCATAGTGTATAAACGTTGTGGCTTTCCAGAAGCAACCGTAGATTGGTTGTTACATATGAGATCATCATACCATGCAAATGCGTTAGATACACAAAATAACGCGCGTATCAGATTTGATTTCAAATGGCAAATGACCTCAGGCGCATTGTACACTTTATGGTGGAACACAGTAGCGAATATGGCAATAACAGGTGCGTGTTATGATTTTGGAAAAATACATTTGGCAGCATTCAAAGGTGATGATGTTCATATTTTATCATCAACTTGTAAACCTAGAAAAATTAATGAACGTGCATATACTGATGTTCTTGGCCATAAGATCAAAATTCAACATCCAGATATCAGTGAGTTTTTAGCCAATATTATCACACCACATGGCTTCTTTCCAGATGTAGTTAGAAGAGCTAGCAGAGTTGCATCAAGAATTTATACCCACATAGAGGATTGGCG